ATGGTAAACCACCACGCCGTCGTTTTTTACTATGGAAGTAACACAGAGGTAACCACATGAAGTTAGTCCTAACCACCATCATGCTGTTAACCATAAGCACAATCGCCTATGCGGCGTGTCGAACTAAGACCTATTACTCCAATGGTAAGATTGTATCATGCTCAATATGCTGCGACCGCCATGGCAACTGCACGGAGATCTGTGATGACTGACGAAGAACTCTCACCCGAAGATGCCGAAGCATTAGAGACGTGTGCCAAGGCGGCAAGCTACGTGGTCGACTTGATCCCAATGGTGTCAGCTAAGTTTGACGCAGATGTTGGAACTGTTGCTCTCATCGCGTGTGGTCTACTAGCCTGTCGCCTAGTCGGAGATCGACCTGACCTGCTGTCTCAGGATGAACTATTCGACCATCTAAAGATGGCCATGTCATCACTCGAGCATGATGGTGTACCAATTCACCAGACAGAGCAGTGACTTAGGGTCAGGATTACTATAAAAGTAACCACCATGAGCATTGGATCGAAGATCAAGCAGATGCGTCTGATCCACGGATGGTCACAGCAAGAGCTGGCCAGACGATCCTTCATCAACCACGCTACCCTGCAACGTATCGAGGTCGGCAAGCAACCCGCTGGTCCAAAAGTCCTACGAGCCATCGCTGCCGCCTTTGATATGAACGTCGACGATCTGACAACTAAGTCACCAGAGCAGGCCCCTGATAGTTTCCGAGAGAGGATGCAGAGGCTCATCGATCTCTCGCTTATGTCGGTACCACAGGAAGTAACTGACAAACTGGAGAATGGTGCTAAGCCTTCCCCGTTTGAACATAAAACCAAAGAACTACGGATGCAGCTTCAGGCTGCTGCCGATATCATCAAAGACATGCTCATCCACCAAGACGATGATGCACGCAAACGAGCACAGGATTTTCTAAAGAAAGTCCGTTACTAATAACCATCGGAGTTACCCATGCACCACACAGATTTCATCTCTGCGTCCGCTCGCATTTTGACTGAACGCGGCAAGGAGTACGGCCCTGTCGAGCCTTGCTTTGAACGTATCGCTAACCTTGCGTCTATCCTGCTTAATCGAAACGTAACACCATTTGAGGTATGCGTTTTTCACATCGCTACAAAGTTAGCACGTTCTGTTGAGAGCCCGACCAAGGATGACACATGGATCGATCTCATCAACTACGCTGCCTTCGCTGGTCAATTCAGTAACGTCCGTAGTAACGGTAATGACAAGGTTAACATGGCGCAGCTCGAGGCAGACATCAGCGCTGCCGAGATCGCTCGCAAGTTTGCACCCAAGCCTCGTCCCATCATCCGCGAAGAAGAAGTAGAGCAGCAGGCCCATGCGGTATGAAGTACACATTGATCCACTAGAACCCGTCTACCATGCACGGATAGCCATCAGCCTCATGCTGCAAGAACTAAACGTGGATGATGCGGTAACTAGGAAATCAACCAACGCCGTGCGCACGGCATACACACAACTACCTGCGCATGACCGGATGATCGAGCTGCGAAACCTTATGGCTTCGCTTGCTCACACTGATCCTGTCGTCATCAATTCCTCGCCTGAGATTAGGGCATCCGTCCTAACCCGCTGCACTTCTGTAATGGAAGAGATTAGGAGCATAATTGAGTAATGTAACACCCCAAAATGGGCCAAACCGCCTATTCCGCTATGTTGACGCTTCAGTAATGCCTACCCATAATACTGTCTCCCACCTAGACAAGAAGCGTAATTTACTACTCATCAATAGGGATCTGTTCGACCAACTACCACGACACGAGAAGCAACGTGTTTGGAATACCGATCAGATACTTATAGAAGTGACTACCACACCACCCAATTACTTCGCGTAGTAACCAACCATCATAGGAACCACCGCCATGAACTTCGAAACTCTTAGCACCATTGCGCCCGGTCTTCTTGACAGCGGCGTGTCCATCGAATTGCAGTCGTCGCCCGGTCTTGGCAAGTCAGAATGGGTCGAGCAAATTCGCGCTATCATGTCCAAGCGCGACGGCTTCGAGTGGGGCTTCGCTACCTGCTTCCTCGCTACCATGACCCCTACCGATCTCATGGGCTACATGGTGCCGCGTGACCGCGAGTTTGGTGGCAAGACCGTCTCTGTCTCTGCTTTCACACTTCCCCCGTGGATGCAGGATCGCAACGGTATCCCTGTCACGCAGTATGAACGCGGCATCCTTTTCCTAGACGAGTTTGGTCAAGGCGAGCCAGAGACTAAGCGTGCATCTGCCGAGCTCTTGCTCAACCGCCGTCTAGGTCCGTGGCAACTCCCCGATGGCTGGTCCATCATCGCAGCATCTAACCGTAGCCAAGATCGTTCGGGCGTCACCAAGTCATTCGACTTCGTTATCAATCGCCGCTTGCAGATCGAGGTTACTCCCGATGTTAACGCATGGGAGGCATGGGCCAACGCACGCGGTATCGAGCCGCTGTTCGTCGCCTTCGCTGTGTCTAACCCACACATCGTGTTCGACGGCAAGGTACCTGACAAGCAAGGTCCATGGTGCACGCCTCGCTCGCTTGTCATGCTCTCTCGCGTCATGCGTAGCGTCTATCCCACTGGCAAGCTGCCGACTGACGCTGCTGCAATCGAGATGGCTGCTGGCCTTATCGGTGAGGCTGCTGCACAGCAACTCGTCGCCTTCGTCAAGCTAGGTCACGAGCTGCCGTCCTTCGCAGAGATCATCGCTGACCCTGACAATGCCAAGCTGCCCAAGGCACCTGACGCGCGTATGCTCTCCATCTACGAGCTCTCTGCTCGCGTCGATGCCAAGACTGCCAAGCCTGTCTTGCAATACGTCGACCGCTTCCCCAAAGAGTTCGCCGCTACGTTCGCTAAGTCTACATGCCAACGTATCCCAGAGCTCATCATGACCGATGCCTTCTCGACTTGGGCTACCAAGAACGCGACCATCGTGTCTATGATGCACGCAGCTTAGTCCGTGATTAACGCATAGCGGACTGAGTGGCCCACCCCTGATCCCCCCTCGTGGGGTGGGCCATCACACCATCACACCATAACTATTAGGAGTAACCGATGTCTCAGGACAACGAAGCACCAGTCATGTTGCCAACTAAGTATCTCGATCTCACTAATGATATCCGAGCGATCACATTAGAGATCATGAACAACACAATCTTCAGAGCACGGTTTAGTGACTTCATGCCGAACAACGGTATGCACAAGTTTGCTCGTGCATTAGCTAAGGATCTTAAACGACCGTTCGTTCCTTACTTTCGCTGGAACCATCACACCAGAGGAATAGTAGGAATGAGTGTCGAGATCCCGAACGTGCAGTACCTTCGCCCTATCGCTGCACCGCTCAACATCGTAGCCAAAGATGCCATCGCGTTTATGTCACGCAACTTTGAGCCCGATGCTCCGGTAGTCGCTCGCCAAGTCGCGAAGAGCTACAACACATACTACTTCAAAGGTCAGGAAGGTATGGAGATCTTTAACAACTGGTTCGCCCGCACCCAAGAAGATCCCGACATGCGCAGAGCACTGAAGTTACCACCGAAGTAACATGAACCCAATCATCAAAGCCATCTGGAGACCTGATATGCAGAAGACAGTCACCATCGAACTCAAGGTCCGTTTCAAAGATAAGTCACGTTTCGATATCGTGCGCCGAGCTGCTGCACAATCAGCCCGTGGCCTTCTCGCTGCCGCTCAACTCATCTCCGACGAGCACGCCCCACTCATTGCGGTAACCGCCTTCGATCCGTTTGACGGCGACGAAGGTATCGATATCTTCGAGAACGCAGAAGATCAGGAGTAACCACCATGACATCCGCAACTCGCACAGCATCCTCTATCTCAACATGCGATATCACTGCACACCAGTCTCGCTTGTGGACTGAGACACGCGCCGCCTTCTTATGGAACTGCCCCGCCTTCTCTCATGTCCTGTACACCATGATGAACCCCAAGGGCTCCGAGTATATCGCTACGTTCACCAAGGACGTACCATACGCTGCGACTGACGGTAGCAACGTGCTCATCAACCCTGACACATTCTTCAAGCTGCCGCTCGCCGAGCGTGTGTTCATCCTCGCACACGAAGTGCTGCATGGTATCTGGGATCATTGCGGACAGGCCAAGAAGTTTTCCAAGCAAGGCGAGGTCCGTTACTCAGACGGTACCAAGATCAAGTACAATCACAAGACCATGAACATGGCGACTGATCTCGTTATCAACGACGCGCTCATCACCGCAGGTGTTGGCTCGTTCCCAACTATGGGACTGCACGACCGCAGTGTTGCGACGGGTGACGACAGTGCCATCGATGTCTATCGCAAGGTCTATACCGACGACGAAGGCGGAGGCGGTAATGATGGTGGCTTCGACGAGCATCTGCAACCAGAGGATGGTAAGGGTGGTAGCGGTAACTCCGAGCGTAACGAGACAGAGTGGCGGCAAGCTGTAGCTGCTGGCCTCGCTGCTGCTAAGGCTCAGGGTAAGTTAGCTGCTAGCATCGAGCGTCTGCTTGGCGAGGTACTCGAGCCGCAGGTGCCGTGGCAGGAGAAGATCGATGCCTTCTTTGCACGCAAGGTTGGCTCCGGTAGCTATGACTGGCGTCGCCCTGACCGTCGCCTCATCGCTCGCAAAGATCCTATCTACGCACCGGGTCGCTCAGGTCACGCTGCTGGTACTATCGTAGTAGCCATCGATACGTCTGGCTCTATCGCTGCCGATCCTACCATCATCGACCGCTTCTTCGCCGAGCTCTCAGGTATTGTCGAGGATCTTAAACCACGTCGCTTGCTCGCTGTGTGGTGCGATGCCAAGGTCCATCGTGTCGACGAGGTCGAGGACGCTAGCGATCTCAAAGCACTTCGTGCTCAGCCTGTACCCGGCTGGGGCGGCACATCGTTCATCCCCGTGTTCGACTACATTGCCGAGCACGATCTCACACCTGACGCTCTTGTCTATCTCACTGACGGTGACGGTTCGTTCCCATCAGCCGAGCCATCCTATCCTGTACTGTGGGGTGACATCTCCAAGCACTCTTCCAAGTATCCATGGGGCGACGTAGTCGAGTGCCCCATCACAAGTTCCTAACGAGGAAGCTCCTACCCACGACCGCAGGTGGGGTCGGGTGAGCGTGACAGCATGTGTTTTATTTTCGTTTCTCACATGGTCTGAAGGCGCGACAAGGCAGGGTTCGGCTCCTCGTTAGGCGCAACATATCGCCGTGAAATCCTGCAATCCCCACACTCAATTCATAACTATAGGAGTTACCATGTCTGCAATTAAACCAAACACACTGTCCATGCTCATCAGCACACTACGCGATCTTAACCGTAGGATGTTCGCGATCTATAGCTTGGATGTAGATCAGCGTGCCGTGTTCAATAGCGTTATCGCACCAGAAGATGTCCCAATCCTAGAACGTGGATACGAGCTCGGCCTTCATCCTGCGGCGCACAATCACGCTATTAAGTTAGCTGTGCCTGTAAAGTATGAGATGAACGATGGGTACTGCGAGCACAACACCGTGTACATAGACGTCGGACTTAAACAGGTTAAGTGCCTACTCCCTAAGTACGCTACCAACAAAGCGTTCACCATCGATCCGTCAATGCCGTTCTACGACTGCGTTAAAGACTACGCCGACAAGATGTACCCCATCGCTGTAATGTTCGCTCGCGCACGGATTGCATTGGAGATACTCAACGATGCCTGTACCAACATGCGTCAGGTGCGGTACTTTATGCCAAGCATCATTACGCTTCTCAAAGAAGCTGGCCTAGATGACGATGCTAAGAACCTATCTAAGAACACCATACCCCGCACTATCCCAAGCCTTCCTCATGGTAGCAGGCAGATCATAATCGATACCAACACCATCATTGCCAAAGCTACTATGGTACCAACACAGGCACATGCACCAGTGCACTATGGAGTTAGGTTCGAGGACCATCATAAGGTAGAGACGGGTCAGCAGAGCCAGTTACTAACGTGGTAACCAAATAAAAAGGGCGGCGAGGGTAACCACCAACCTCGCCGCCCACTAACTCCCACCCAAGGAGAGCCACCGCCGTGGCTGTTAGATAAATAGATCTTGTAGTCCCAACTGTCAACACCACTACCGCTAGTGAGTTAGCTGCCATGCAGACAATCTATCTCGATTTCGAAACATACTATTCCACCGAATACTCACTGCGTCGTATGACACCCGTCGAGTATATCTTAGATCCTCGCTTCGAGTGCATCGGTGCCGCAGTCGCGCTTAATGATGACGCGCCATTCTGGCTTGATGAACACGAGTTTAAGCAGTGGGTGTTCGACAACTACAATCTATTGGCTAGCTCAAAGGTTGTTAGCCATAACGCTTTATTCGACATGAGTATCCTGTCATGGCGCTACGGTATCGTGCCGAAGCTAATGATCGATACGCTCGGCATGGCGCGTGCGAAGTGTGCCTATAACACCACCTCACTATCGCTATCCTCACTAGCTAATCATTTCGGTGTCGGTGTTAAGGGCGAAGCGATCATGAAGGTCGCTGGCATGAACGCTGCGATGATGAAGCAAGCTGGATTGTACGAGCAACTCGCAGAGTATGCGCTTAACGATGTCGAGCTCTGTCGTGAAATCTATAAGAAGCTACAACCATTCCCGGTGTCAGAACTTGTCATCCAAGACATGGTGCTACGCTGTGCTGTTGAACCAGAGTTTACTCTCGATAGTAACCTGCTCGCCGAACACTTACACGAAGTCCGCAACAGTAAGGAGGCACTGCTCGCCCGTGCCGGTCTAACATCACGCGACGATCTCATGAGCAATGAGAAGTTTGCTCAGGCCCTACGTGCCTTTGGGATCGAGCCACCGATGAAGACATCGCTCACAACTGGCCGGTCAACCTACGCCTTCTCCAAGACGGACCATGCCTTCCTTGAGTTAGAGGAGCACGAAAATCCAGATGTACAGGCTCTTGTGTCTGCTCGCTTGGGACTTAAATCGACCCTAGAAGAGAGCCGCACAGAGAAGTTCCTGCGCATCGCTACCCTCCAGTGGCTGGATGGAAAGCGCGCTATCATGCCCATGCCGCTCCGCTACTCCGGTGCCCACACGCACCGCCTCTCCGGCGACTGGGGTATCAACATGCAGAACCTCCCCCGTGGCGGTAAGCTACGTCAGGCACTCAGAGCACCCGATGGCTTCTCTGTCGTGGCCGCAGACGCAGCACAGATTGAGGCACGTATGGTCGCGTGGTTCGCGCAGCAGGATAACCTCGTGGCGCAATTCGCCGCTGGCGAGGACGTCTACTCATCCTTCGCGTCTGTCGTGTTCGGTAAGCCTGTCACCAAGGCCGATAAGGTTGAACGGTTTATTGGTAAGACCGCCGTGCTGGGACTAGGCTACGGCATGGGCTGGGTTAAGTTCCAAGCGACCGTCAAGATCCAGTCTAAGAACCAACTGGGTCAGGAGATCGACCTATCCGATAACGAGGCACAGCGTATCGTTACGACCTACCGCACGACCTATCCCAACATCCCAGCGACATGGTCCAAGCTCAACGATGCCCTGTCCTACATCGCTGCAACCGACGAGCCGCTTAGCCTTGGTCCGGTAACTAGCAAGGTTACCGCTCGCAAGAACCGCGTCGACCTGCCGTCAGGTCTGTCGCTCTACTACCATAATCTAAGGCAGGACGATGGGCAGTGGGTGTTCGACTACGGTCGGACCAAGGGCAAGAAGATCTTTGGTGGCAAGCTGCTCGAGAACATCATCCAAGCCTTGGCTCGCATCGTGGTGATGGATGCTGCACTGCGCCTTCGTAAACAACTCGCTACCTACGACATCCAGCTCGCTGGTCAGGTCCATGACGAACTTATTTACATCGTGCCGCATGACATGGTCCCGGTCGTAACTCAGATGGTTCTCGATGAGATGAGTACGGCACCGAGCTGGGCAGTGGGGCTACCCCTATCAGCAGAAGCCGACTGTGGCCCGTCATACGGTGACGCAAAATGACGTGCCCCATTATGGGCCAGACTACCGCTTTTAGCAGCTTTACATGGCAGGAAAAAAAGTTTAGCGTTTTCTTGTTCGAGGATCTTCCTTGGGCGTTTCCTCCCTTGACTTAGCGATGGGGTAAAACCCATCGCTCCTTTTCTCGGTGCTGCATGGACTGGATTAAACTAGCACTCCTTACAACCATGGCAGCATCGTGTGGCGCAATGTTCGGCATGATCGTATGCCGCAGAGCACGTTACTTGGAGAAGTTACTCGAGGAACAGGATAAGTCTCGCCACCTTTACGCAGAAGATATTCGGGGCCAGCGTGATGAACAAAGTCGCTGAGATCGAAGCACTTCGCGAACGCATACGAGACTTAGAAGGAACACTAAAACTAGTCGACCCACTCACAGCGCAGTACAAACTACCACCATCACTTCGTAGGATATTAGGTCTACTCGTGGCGTTATCGTATGTGACGCACGAGATGTTAGAGCAGCAGCTTGGCCTTGCCGCATCAGGACGAGTAGCGATCTATCGTTTGCGCCGTAGGCTTAAACCATACGGCATCGAGATTAAGTCGCGTCAGTCAGTCGGCTATTGGCTTGAACCAGCGATGAAGGAAAAGATCCGTGGAGTTACTTCCAAGAGTAACTCGCACAAAGAGCTCTCGCCTGACAGTGCGAGAGGGCAATGACATAAGTCATTGTCTGGAGCGATAGTTGCACCCAGCGGCTTCGTCCCAACCCTACTGTCTCTGTTCGTAAACTAGGCCCCCGGTGTGTTTCTCCAGCACTGGGGGCCATTTTAGGAAAACCACAATGGATGAGATCTTCTACAATATATTCTTCTTCATATGTGGCATCGCGTGCGGATGCTACTTCGCCGCGTACTATATGCGGGGCGCTTGATGGATGCTCAAACTTACTATCGCAAATGGGATAAACGCTTTCTCGAGATGGCTTCTCTCGTGGCGTCGTGGAGCAAAGACCCGTCGACGAAAGTCGGTGCTGTTATCGTGCGACCGAACAAAACCATTGTGTCGGTTGGTTATAATGGATTTCCAAGGGGCACCAGAGATACAGGGACGCTTTATCAAGACCGCCCGACGAAGCTAATGCGGACTGTCCATGCCGAGGTCAACGCAATCCTAACGGCGGGACAACCAGTAAAGAACTGCACGCTGTATGTCTCACCATTACACCCTTGCGCCAACTGCACGGGGATCATTATTCAGTCAGGCATCTCGCGTGTCGTTGCTTACATGCCAGAAGTACCATCGGCTTGGCAGGATAACTTTAGAGCAGCGCAGGAGATGTTTGATGAAGCCCGCATACCTGTAGAGATTATTACTACGGAAGTAACTGATGTCGGTCCCAGCATTTAACCGAGGTGCTTTGATGTCTAACTCACCATTATATTCACCCAACACTGCGATGGGTACAGTAGATGTGGCTACGCAAATGGCGCTGCACAAAGCATCGCTTCATCATGCAGCTACGATGAACACATCACCGTTAGGCGTAGCTAACCAAGCAGCTTCAGCTAATGTCTATGACAACCGTGACCCATTCACTAGGAAGTATACGGCGAAGCAGATGGTCTGCATGAGGCTGCATGTAGCGGACTTCGATCAGATACCGTTTGACTTTCTGGAGTGCCACATTGGCGAGAGTGAAGTCATTGTCTTCCTTGTCGTTAATGGAGATCCAGTTTTTATACGGGACGATAGAACAATGTTCCCGAGTGACGCGCTCGTTACAAAACTCAACTTATTGAGGAAATGATGACTGACATTGTTGAACGGCTGCGGAATGGATGGCGGATAGAACTGAACGATGAGGAGCTATGCGAAGCCGCCGACGAAATAGAGCGGCTGCGTGATGAACTGCATGAAGCGCATAGGTATGCAGGCCAGTTGGCAGTTTCGCTTAGGCGCAAGCATTTCAGTGAACTTCCGCCGTTTGAATTACAGCCGGACTTGTATGGACGGCTAACGCAAATCGACAACATGACATGCGGAATGGCCCGCACCGCGCTTGGGGAGAAAGAGTGATGAAAGACATTAAAGATTTTGACGATGTGCGTTGGGATGATGGCAAGCCAACCGTAACTGATTACGTTTGGGGGAGAGACAACCAAACGGCCAGTTTGATCCGTGCCTATAAGGATGAAATAGACCAGCTGCGTGAGGCGCTGACGATTGCATTGAGTGCGCTTGTAGCAGCTACTTCCTTGCTCAAGCGTTCCGAAGACGAGAAAGTGAAGCCAAGTAGAGCGGTCGCATCAAACAAGATTTTTCGCTTAATGATGGCCGATTACGAGAGGGCAGAAGACAACGCTCGCGCCGCGCTGCTTGGGGAGAAAGAGTGATGGCTGGATTAGATGACGCATACTGGGACCAGTTTGTTTCAGACCAATACACAGCAAGATCGCACCGCCGATTAAAGGAAGAAATAGAACGGCTTCAAACAGAGTTGCGTTTTGCCCATGTCATGGTCTGCAAAGCAGAAGGCGCAATTCTTGGCGACACAGCAGCAAAGCAAATATTGGCGGACACGAGACGATCAATCCGCGCCGCGCTTGGGGAGAAAGAGTGATGAGTGACATGATGGACTACTACGACGAACTGGTGGCCGAGAACGACCGGCTGAAAGTCGTCCTTGATATCAAGGAGCGTGAATTGAAGGCCGCTCGCAAGGTCGTGCAGGAGGCGTATTGGCGACTGGCTTACGAATGGCAGTCGCACATGTTCGACGTTCCTAAGAAGCCTTTCCGCGTGAGCATGTCGTTCTTCGCGCCGGAGGTCTATCCGATGATGACCAAGAGCGAGCAGGAACTGTTCGACGCCCTCGCTGCATATGAGGAGGCCATGAAATGAGCGACAATCTTGTGACGCGACCCACCAGCAGAAGTAAGGCAAGAACACCAGATGATTTGATAAGGCTTTTGCGGGGCGAAGAGTGCGATGACTGTGTAAACAACTTTTGCACTTGTGATGTAATTGAACGCGCCGCCGACTGCATTGAGGCGCAGGCCAAACGCATTGAGCAACTGGAAGAGGCGCTGCGTGATTGCCATCATGTTCTGCACAAACTGATGGGTATCGTTCCCGGAAACGATACGGCTGTTCATGAAATGGCAGAGGCAATGAAAAAAGCCCGCGCCGCGCTTGGGGAGAAAGAGTGATGGAAAATCCAAGTGCTTTCCCACACAAGACAGAATTATGCGAACCGCAATGCGGCATGACACTACGGGACTATTTTGCAGGCATCGCCCTTGGGACGATGTATGCACCGGCAAACGTTGCGGAAATGTCAGCACGAAAAGCCTACGAAATGGCTGATGCTATGCTGAAAGCCCGCGCTGCGCTTGGGGAGAAAGAGTGATGACTGACATTGTTGAACGGCTGCGTGAAGCGTTGCAAAGCACGAGCACACTTATTGAAATCATGTGTAAGGCACTGGAAGTTGAGCCGGAAGATTTTGCGATCAATGTCAAATCTTACAAAGAAAACGGCGAACCGCGGCTTTTGAAAACAATCTCAGCACAAGAGGTTTTAAATAAAGCCCGCGCTGCGCTTGGGGAGAAAGAGTGATGCGAACACCCACCCAATACACGCTCATCCACATGCCCACCACTAAAACTGGCAAGTGGTTCGTCGCCCGCCGTAGCGTAGGGAATACCTACATCACCGTGGCCCAGTGCCACACAGAGTATGCGGCGCGGGAACTGCTGAAAGAACTCACGCAGAGACCGCCTAAATTGGAACGGGTTGCATGAGCTTCACAGTTACTACCACTCGTAACCGGCCTAAGCCGTTTAGCTGGTCTTACTCCAAGCTAAAGAACTACGAGACTTGTCCTAAGCGTCACTGGCATCTCGACATTGCTAAGGATGTTAAGGAAGAAGAGAGCGAGCACATCCAGTACGGCAACGCTCTTCACAAGGCACTGGCTGAACGTATTGAAAAAGGTACGCCTCTGCCGAAGCCTTTTGAGAAGAACGAAGAGTGGTGCGTTAAGGTTATTGGTGACGGCACAGCGAAGCTACTAGTGGAGCAGAAGCTAGCCATCACTAAGGATTTTGGCCCTACATCATGGTTCGGAGACGAGGCTTGGTATCGTGGCATCGCTGACGTTATTAAGATCGTTGGCCCTGTCGCTGTCGTTCTCGATTGGAAGACTGGTAAGATCCAAGAAGATGGATCTCAGTTAGCTCTTATGGCTCAGTGTGTTTTTGCACATCACTCTGATGTTCAGAAAATCCGCACCGAGTTTGTCTGGCTGAAGGAAGACGCAACCACACGCGCTGACTTCACTAGAGAAGACATGCCGAAGATTTGGAATGGGTTACTACCAAGAGTAAAGACGCTCGAAGCCGCATCTATCGAAGTTAACTATCCACCCAAACCCGGTAACCTTTGCCGCCGTTGGTGCCCTGTTACACAGTGTCCACACAATGGTGAGTAATGTCGACGCCGGAAGGCAAAGTAAAAAGAAAGGTGACCGAGCTACTGAAGAAGTACCCCGGTCTATACTACGAGATGCCAGTGCCCGGTGGGTACGGCAAAAGCGGCTTAGACTACATGGGCTGCTACAAAGGAAAGTTCTTTTCTGTCGAAACAAAAGCGCCGGGGAAGAAGCCTACTGAACGACAACTACTAACCATCGCTAGTATTACCCGTGCTGGCGGTGCCGTCTTCGTGATCGATGGAGACACCACCCAACTGAAAGAATGGCTCGACCACCAATGATCCATTTATCTACTAAGCACCGTGCTGTCGGGGTGCCTTACCGCCCCGACATTGCAAACCTCTTCCCCGCAGCGAAGAGAGTTACTCTTGGGAGTAACCAACTGATCGTGCTGCCGCACGGTCTAGAGGAGACGCGCGTTCTTCGTAACCTTGGTTATGAAGTACCTGCACCGATACTGATGCACTACGACTGGGCCGGTGGGAAACCATTCGAAGTCCAGAAGAAGACCTGCGCAATGCTTACGACGAACCCGCGTGCTTATGTCCTTAACGGCATGGGTACCGGAAAAACAAAGAGCGCATTGTGGGCCTTTGATTACCTTCGTTCTGTTGGCCTAGCCCAACGTATGCTTGTCGTTGCACCGCTATCGACGATGAACTTCACTTGGGCTCGCGAAGTCTTTAACACCCTACCACACTTGTCTTGCGTAACTTTACATGGCTCACGAGCAAAACGGTTAGAGCGTCTTGCTGAAGATCACGACATCTACGTCATCAATCACGATGGCCTGAAGATCATCGCAGAGGACATAAAGAAGCGTACCGATATCGACGTTCTGTGCCTCGACGAACTAGCCGTCTACCGTAATGGAGGATCAGACCGCACTAAGAAGACGAGAGATGTAGCTAAGAACTTCCCGTGGGTGTGGGGTATGACTGGATCGCCTACGCCTAACGAACCAACGGACGCTTGGGCACAAGCCACCATCGTAACTCCCAACACAGTGCCGCGTTACTTTTCTCGTTACCGCGAAGATCTTATGCAGCGCATCACGCAGTTTAAGTGGGTACCTAAGCCTGACGCTATTGAGAAAGCCTTCGCATCACTACAGCCTGCTGTGCGCTACACGCTCGACGACATATTAGAATTACCTGAAGTGGTTGAGCGGACGCAGGATATCGAAATGGGTCCGAAGCAGGACAAGATCTATAAGCAGATGAAGCAGAACGCATATGCTGCAATCGCTGCTAAAGAGATCACTGCTATGAACGCAGGAGCCGTTCTTAATAAGCTGCTTCAGATCAGCGCCGGATGGGTCTATGCGAAGGAGCGTGAGGTTGTAACTCTCGATAACGACAATCGCTTACAGGCTCTTGTCGACACCATCGAAAGTACTGAGCGTAAAGTGATTGTCTTCGTGCCGTTTGTTCACGCATTGAACGGCATCAAGACGCGGCTCTTTAATGAGGGCATCGAGTGCGAGACGGTCTCGGGAGAGACCCCCCGCCTCCATCGTGACCACATCTTCAACGTGTTCCAAAACACAAATAAGTTACGGGTTTTAGTAGCCCACCCGCAGTGTATGGCACACGGTGTTACATTGACTGCCGCTGATACTATTATATGGTTTGCCCCTACCACGTCGCTCGAGATCTTCGAGCAAGCCAATGCCCGCATCCGCCGTGTGGGGCAGAAGCATAAGCAATTAGTCCTTATGTTTCAGTCGACGGATGCAGAGAAGCGTATGTACTCGCGTCTAAGGTCTAAGCAGAAAGTACAAAACACCCTACTCGAAATGTTCGAGGACCACTCGTAACCACCGGAGTAACCAATGGAAGCCAACGCTAAAGTGGACATCAACGTCCGCATCGAGCAGTACCTCGCACTGCGCGATAAGATTAAGGAGATTGAAGCTCGTCATAAAGAGGAGCTTAAAAAGTACAAGGATACACTTGAGAAACTTAATGCTGTAATACTACAGCATCTCACTCAGGTTGGTGGCGAAAGCATCCGTACCTCGGCTGGTACCGCTTATGTCACCACTAAGAAATCAGCTTCTCTGGCTGATCCGCAGGCGTTCATGGACTACGTCGTTAGTAATGAAGCATGGGATCTTTTAGACCGGAAGGCTAACGTCAATGCCGTTGAAGACTTCATCGGTGAACACAAAGCACCCCCTCCGGGTGTCAACTACTCGACGACCTCACTGGTCGGCGTCCGCCGCTCGTAATCCCAAGGAGTACCTATGAGCAACATTACTATCCCATCCAAGTTCGGTGCCGTCTCGACGGTATTCGCAAACACCGCCACCAATAATGACCTCTCTGCTGGTGTCGTTTCCGGCTTTGGTATCATCAGCTATCGCGGCAAGGTGTGGCGCACCAAGTACCGTGGCGAAGAGCGCGACCTCATGCGCGAAGACGGCGATGGTCCGCGTGCATCTATCGAAGTCGTCATTGTCAAAGCCTCTGGACACCTGTCCAAAATCTTTTACGAGAACGGGTATGTAGAAGGTTCGACAGCCGCACCCGACTGCTGGTCATCTAACGGTGTAACACCGGATGCCAACGCTCCTAAGAAGCAGCACTCGGCCTGTGCTACCTGCAAGCAGAACGCTTTTGGCTCCCGCATCACCCCGGCTGGCAAGCAAGGTAAGGCGTGCTCAGATAGCAAGCGCCTCGCCATCGTGCCGCTCGAGGATCTCGATAACGAAGTTTATGGTGGCCCCATGCTGCTGCGTGTGCCAGCCGCATCGCTGAGCGACATCGCTACGTTCGGCACTAAGATGGACGCGCTGGGCTATCCCTATAACTCCATCGGGGTACGCATCTCGTTCGATACCAAAGAGGCATATCCGAAGTTCGTGTTCAGCGCGATCCGTCCGCTGACCGACGAGGAAGCCAAGAAGGTTATCGCCTACCAGACAGATCCCCGTGTGGCCCGCATCATGTCCGAAGCCTCTGACTATCAGGCTCCGGCTGAGGCTTCTGCTCCGGCACTGGAACAGGTGTTCGAACAACCCCCAGCTCCCAAGGCAGCGCCCGTGCCGCACGATCCGGTTACTGGCGAAGTTACCGAAGCTCCCAAGCCTGCGAAGAAGGCAGCTCCCAAGGCAGCTCCTAAGCCAGCCGAGCCTGAGCCTGCTGCTCCCTCTTCGTTCGAGGACGAATTGGATGCCGCGTTAGACGACTTGATCTAATGCTGCTGGGCGGGGTACGCCCCGCCCCCTCTTTCCTCCCGTCGGAGTACCACCCGTGTCTTTTAGTGATGCACAAGAGTTCTTAGCCAGAGCTCTACCATGGCCAGAGGATGGCCAAGGCTTTGTAAATATCCATTGGACTAGCGTTCGCCGGAAACAGGATGGCACGGTAGACAAAACCGCTAAGCCTATCTGGTCTGGCCGTGCTCTTACATCGGTGGCTGATGCCGTTCGCACGCTCCAATGGATCTCCAAGATGGAGGACGTGCGCGATATCTATACCTGCATGTCGCGTCAGGCGATGTGCGACGAGCGCACTTCTAAGAAGGGCCATAAGTACCGCAACGCAGTACGTCACAGCGATCAGGCTCTCTCACTGAAGTCCTTCTTCATCGACGTCGATGTTAAAGAAGGTGCATACGAAACTACCAAGGACGCAGTAAAAGCGTTTGGCGAGTTTCGTCGCGCGGCAGATTTGCCAACACCAACATTCGTGGTGGCATCTGGTTCTGGTGGCTTCCATGCACACTGGGTTCTGTCAGAGCCAATCAGTCGTAGCGAATGGCTAGAGTACTCTCATAAGCTAGTCGCCGCTGTGAAGCAGCACGACCTGATATGCGACACGCAGTGCAGCATCGATGCAGCTCGCGTGCTTCGTGTCCCAGATACCCATAACTACAAGTATGAACCGCCGCGCAATGTTAGATTTTTGTTGCCGCCCGGTGACGATTATTCGTTCGACCGTATCAAGCAGGCACTTGACCCATATGAGACAGGGTTCAAACCAGAAGTCACACTGCCGCCCCGCACGCCTATTGTTGGTGGCAACGACCTGTCCGCTGGCATCGAGATCCACAAAGCTCCCCCGGTCGTCCTAGCCGACGCAGCACGCGAGTGTGGCTTCATCCGCGAGGCCATCGACACGGGTGGCGCTGCTTACGATAACCCGCTGTGGAACCTGACAACGCTGTTAGCAACCTTCACAGAAGGTGGTCGGCAAGACGCGCACATCATGGCGTGTGGCCATGCTGACTACTCTGTCGAGAGCACGGATGAACTATACGACCGCAAGGTTGTTGAGCGGGAACGGAAAGATCTTGGCTGGCCTAAATGCACGAGCATCGCAGTTGGTTACTCCGGTTGTAACGTCTGCCCGCATCGCATGGACGGCAAGACCCCGCTGCACTTCGCTGCGGCCCCGCCTGCCCCGCCGTCTAACACCATCAAACTATCGAACGATCTACCCGATGGATACATTCGAGACGCAGATAGATTGGTCTATCAGATGGTCCAAGACACAAAGGGTCAGACCGTTCCAGTTCCTATTGCTCCCTACGCGATCACCAATGGCTGGCTGCAACGCAACCCGTGGATGGTAAACTTCACGGTCGAGATCAACGAAGACATCACTAGTCAGATCAGCATCCCATACGAGCTGCTCCCAACTAAGGAGCCGTTCTTCAAACACATCAGTAACCAAGGAGTGAACCTGCAAGAGCATTACATGCGCAGGTTTAAGGAGTTCATTATGGCTTGGGTAGACAAGCTGAGGCAGGGTCGTAACTCGGTAGTAACCTCATCACCGTTCGGATGGGTAACAAACAACGGTAAGGAGGAAGGCTTCTCATATGGTGGTGTCGTATACACACCAAATGGAGATCGTCCGGCTGCAAATACAGATCAGGTCTTGCAGCGCCAATACACACCAAGCGGTAACCGTGATGCGTGGATCGAGGCTGCTCGGATGATTACTGACCAGAAGCGTCAGGACATCAACATCATCCTGATATCTTCCTTTGCAGCTCCGGTGTTCAAATGGTTAGGCGAGCAGGGGGCACTGATATCTGCTTACTCGACTGAGACAGGTATAGGTAAGTCGACAGCGATCAAGGTTGCTCAGGCTGTGTGGGGCGACCCCATTATGGGGGTACAGTCACTAAACGATACGCCTAACTCAGTCCTCAACAAACTTGGCGAGCTCAAGAACCTGCCGATGTACTGGGACGAGTTGAAGGGTATCGAAGACACTGAGCGCTTCGTCACTAAGATCCTATTCAACCTCACTGGCGGCAGAGAGAAGTCCCGTCTCACGGCTAAATCAGAGCAGCGTCAGATCGGTGTGTGGGAAACAATTATGCTTGTGGCGTCTAACGAGCCGCTGATTGACCATGTCACACGCGCTAACCGAACGACATCCGCAGGCACTGTGCGTATGCTCGAGTTCACGGTTACTCCGGGAGTTATCGGTCAGATCGATCCGACTGAAGCCTCGCTCAAGATCTCCAGACTTAGAGATAATCATGGTGTGATTGGGCAGGAATACGCTCAGTTCCTCGGACACAACGTAACCAAAGTCATGGATGATGTGACCGAGACATCCAAGCGGCTGACAGAGAAACTAAAGTTCGAGAACGATGAACGCTTCTGGCGCGTGTGCGCTGCATCATTGATACAAGGCGCGACCTACGCCAACACCCTTGGCTTCACTAACATCGATCTCGACGAGTTCGAAAACTATATCTGCAACCTCGTTAACAACACGCGCACTGACCGCAAGTCTCAGACAGTTAATATGCGAGACAAGCTGAACGTCTCAGACGTTATCTCTCGCTATCTCGACACGATGCGTGCTCGGCACACCCTCTTCACAAACCGTATCCATGTCTCGAAAGGCAAGCCTCTCACGGGCTCCATCACCGTGCAGCGCGATGCGTCAAGGCTTGATGCCATCCATGTTCAGGTCGGTCTTGAAGATGGTCTGCTTCGTATGACTGAGTACGAGTTTAGAGATTGGTTGGGACAAAATAACTACTCCCCATCCATCTTCATGAAGGCTCTCGAATATGAGTTTGGGCAGCAGCAGGTAACGGGGCGCATGGGCTCTGGCACACAGTATGCCTCCGGCACGCAACGCCTTCTTCAGATCCAACTTGCAGGAACGCCGCTGGCAGAAATTGCGGCGAAAGAAGTAGAGGAGAGTAACTAATGTCGCAGAACGATATGTTCGACTGGGTTGACGAACTGGACCCAGATACGAGAAAACTGCAAGACAGGATTAAGTGGTTAGAGATGACGAAGAAACGGTATGAGGACGCGCTCAACGACATCATTTACGATAAGCGGGTTAACACACTGGTTGCTGCTGTCGTGCGGGCCAAGCAGGCTCTCGGGGTCGCGAATGACGAGTGAACTTGCGCGTAGGACTGAGCGTCGTACTAGGTACAACAAACCCCTTGCCGCCATACGATGGGAACGAGCCGAAGAACCATTCGAGATCGTAACCAAAATGGAAGTAACCCATAACGGCAGGCTAGTCCCAATGTCTTTACGGAAGGTAAAGTGGCTAGATCAGGCCGATAAAACCATCAAAGCATTGGATAATAACAAGAAATAGGTGGTTACACCCCTGTAACTCTGACCTGACATAGTCGGGTTACAGGAGGCCACCATGTCCAATGTCATCAAGTTTACCGGCGAAACTCTCTTAGATCTTGACCCAGATGATATCCTTGAGGAAGCCAAGGGTAAGCTCGAGAAGGTCATGATCCTTGGCTACACAGAGGAAGGCGAGGAGTACTTCGCGTCTTCTTTTGCTGACGGCATGACTGCCGTGTGGCTCTTAGAGCGTTTCAAACATCTGCTCATAAACATCGTCGATGACGAGGATGAGGACTAATGGGACGCCCAAGTCACCCATTCCCTACCAAAACCTACAACATCATTCTTTCTAAAGAACTCTATGAGTGGGTGATGAAACAATCGCATGAGCGCGGCATCTCAGGTGCCGCGATCATTCGCGAGATATTAGCTAAAGAAAAGCGTATCGATGATCGTGTACGTGAAGTGGTCGAGGCGTTAGACGCCATCGACCCACCCGCGATTACGGTTCTTAGAGACAACCCGTAGGTTACTCCGAGAGTTACTACCACCATGACGCAGGGGCTTCTTATGGTCGACGTCTTTACCATCACCCTTTTGAACGCGACCCTCCTTCATCAGCATAGCACGAGCCTTATTCCGCTCCGCACGCTTCTGAACCTGCTCGGGTTTCGCGTTATAACCACGCGATAGTTTCTTCATCTGCTCTGGCGTGCGGTGTGTTATGGGATCACGCTTGCTCATCATTATTTCCTAGTGTTGTACACGTCGATCTCTTCAACCAGATACTTATTGCGCTTATTGGTACGGATACCATTAACCACCGTACCACGTTTCTCTTCAGTCTGACGACGCTTCTCTGAGTTACGAAGATCCTTCATGTCGATCTGAGCTTCAGAAGGTTTATCACGGTTGAACTTCTCAATCGCGATCATAGCCTTGGCACGGTTATCTGGATTTCCAACCCAGTCACTGATGAGCTTCTGCCGTTGTTTATTGTACTCAGCAACGGCACTCTGCTTAGCGGAGCGCTCTTCGAACTCCTCAGCCTCACGCGCAGGGGTGAAGCCAATGATGCGGCTAACTTTCTCAGACGTGGAGTAAGGCGTCATCGTCTGACGGCCAGCCGCGCTCTTCTTACCTTCTTCACTAAGGCGATCTGCTTTGATGTAATCTGAGATAGTCTTGATAGGGATAGTTAGCTCAGCAGCTTTCTTCCACTCGCCATCCATAGCTGCACGGAAGCCCTTACCCACATCGATGATGTACGAGGCGGGAGCACCAGCAGCAGTCTTAGCTACGTATGCCCATGCAGCATCCTCAGTGTCACCGCGCGGCTCACCGAATGTGACAGTCGGGAAGCCGAGACGGTTTGATGTATCGATACCGATAGCACGGGTCAGACCACGAGTAGCCAACTCTCCACCACCCTTACCAAGCATCTCTGTGGCATAACGGCGAACCATCTGTTCAAAGTCGCTAGGCTTGAAGTCGCTTAGGTTGAGAGCGTTAGCCAACAACAGTGCGAGCTTCACAAGTTCAACACCCGGCAAGCCTAGGACACCGGCCATAGCCTGATAGCCAGCGACGTAGATAGCAAGAGCGCGGATGCCCTTGATACGATCACCGGGGCTCTCATTGCGGATAGCCCGACCAACTTGGCGACCGACAGCGTGCATCGAACCCTGCAAGAACAGCTTAAATTGCAGCGGAGCGCGTAGCCACGGGTTGCGGAAATCAGGGGGGACGTTGGTAGGCGATGAGTTAAACTGAGAGTTACTCACCACATCCTGCGCATACATCATTGCCTTTTCGTGGTCGCCACCATTACGGCGCATCTCCAATCGATAAGCGGCAAGTGCAGCAACTGTGCGGTTAACTGCTTCAACGGCACGGGGCAGAGCGCGGGCCACGTTCGACAGATAGTCGATGCCCTTGTCCATACCAGCAACGGACTTAGCATAGAGGGTGTCCTTCCCGTCGCGCTGCCTCTTAATCATCGCCATATCAAAGCCAGCGTCAGGATCAACGACACCACGCTCGACGAGGAAATCAAGTAGTTCAGCTTCTTTCGGGGTTAGACGTGCTTTAATCTGCTCGATGTACGGAGCGTTACCGTCCTTACCAATCGCAGCTTTAACGGTCTCAACACCACCACGGCCAAGCACGCGCCCAGCAGACACATCGTTATAGGCTTTTGTAATATGGAAGGCAGAGATAGTGGCACCATGGTCACCGCCGAGTTCGGCGAATGTGTACATGGTCTGCGTCAAGTTTGTGATGCTGTAGCCAAGCGACAAGAGCTTGTCGGCATATGAGAGTGCGTTAAGGCGGTCAATTATACGACCAGCGCGGGATGGTTGCTCCATCGCGTTGGACTGAATAACGCGACCTTCCATCTCGTTAGCGATACGGCGAGCGAATGTACCATTCCCAGTGCCAAGATCAGATAGAGCCTTAGTACGCTCTTCCATGGTCTTTAGGGCTTTAGTCATCTGGTCTTGGTACTTCGTGCGGGCCATATAGCCAGCCGAGCGCTCCATATATTCGATGGTGCTGCGGACAAAGTCGGTTGACATACCGGCCACGTTGCGACGCGGCAACTGGCTGCTCTGAATACGGTTCGGACCAAGCATCGTGATCGAGAACTCGTTCAGGATGCCAATGATCTCATTCTTTTGCCCGCTTGTGAGCTTCGAGCCTTCGAGGCGCTGGTCAGTCATCTCCATTAGAGCGCGCATCTGGTTTGGCAAGATATCGCGCCAGTTAGATGTCGTCATCGCCTTGCGATCTTCAGGGTCTGACATAGCCAAACCCTCTTCGCGCATTTCTGCGGTACGCTTCTTAGCCTGACCTAGTGTCTCGACAAACTCGGTATACTGCGTCTGCACGGTGGCGCGGAAACGCTGTTCACCTTCGACATCCTTAGCTGTGACCCTAACTTCTTTGCCGTCAGCGTCGACAAACTCAGTCTTACCTGTCTTCGGATCTATGTAGACACTTTCAAGTGTAGTGGGAAGGTTTTGCTTCTGCACCCACTCTTCAGCTTCTTTGCGTGTCGCAAAGTCAAACGTGTCGTCACTTACTTTCCTTGCATTAGTCGGTGCTTCAACCTTGTACCGACCATGCACAACGAAGTCGCCACGGCGGGCAAAGTTAAAGTAGGGACCATTAAGGCGGGCGACATCGATTGCGTTCTCGATATGGCGAACGATGATCGGCCCAGCCGTTGCGATATCTTCAGGCGTCGCTTTACCTTCTAAGAAGCGACGAGCAACGGCGACATCGTCAATCCCAGTACTACGAAGAACTGCGCTAACGACTGCTTCGAGGCGAGCCTCAAGCATCTTAGGTAGCATATCCCGAACTTTACCGTAGATCTGGGCCAGCTCAGGGTTCTCGTCAGAAAGTTTCTTAAAGCGCGCGGCAAGATCTGGGTACTGGGATTTACCCCAGACGCCGGACATCTTCTCTTGACCGAGATGCTTATTCTTTGGATCGGTCAGTGGCACGTCAGGATGGACCTGTGCGCGTGATGCGTCGAGCGCAATCGCGACCATGTCCTCAAAGCCCTTGCCCTTATACTTGTGGCTTGCGGCTGAGAGTTCTATGAGCTCTGGCTCGAACTCCTTCAGGATGCGTTCTTTCTCGCGCCCCTGCATCTGAATTGTATCAGAGATCTCGCGCAGTGGGTTGGTATCGCGACCGAACACACGGTCTGCCATCTGGGCAAGTTCGTTAACGCGAGCAAATCGCAGAGTAATTTTGAACGGTGCCTTATAAGTCTTCGTCGGAACGAACATCGCCTGCGCAATGCTTTCCGCCCCAGCCGCAATTTTAGCCTGCGGGGGCGGCGGGGGCGGCTCGTTACTACCGAAGTTACTGGCGAGCTCATCGATGAACGGCTTGGCGTTCTTGAAGTTAAAGTCTGCACCAAGCTCTTCTTTGAGCACGTTAACAAGTTCAGTTGCCGTTTCGCGATCAACACCACGGCTCTCAAGCTCGCGACGGACGCTTGCTTCCGTTGTCTTACGTGCTGCGAAGTTCTCAAGATAGACAGGACGATCAGGCGCTTTCGCCTGTACGTATGCCATCTCATTTGGTGTTAGAGCAGACTTAGCTGCGCCAGTACCCAGAGCCTCGCGCTTCTCAAACGCTTGATCGGTGAAGCGGATCGCCTGCTCAATCGCTGTACGAGTATTTGGCGTAGAACCAAGCACCTGCCGCACCATATCAACAATGGCACGGAAGCCGTCGCGCACCCAACCCTGTGACGGATTAAGTCCAATCTCACGCATTTGTGCTTCAGAGAGTTTGATATCTGAGAGCATGTCGCGGAAATCATCATTGGCCCACGTCTCAGAGATGAACTCATCTGGGTCTTTAAGACCATATCGAACATCGAGATTATCATACTTGAGCAGAAGCTCTGGGTTGGTCTCGAGTTCTGTAGCGACTAGCTTGCGCAGCTTGTCGATCTGGTCGCGCAACTTTGGATTGCGGCGAAGAGCGTTAGCCAGCACACCGTGAAGTGCTTCGTGTACGAGCAGCTTACGGCCCTCAGCCGTGCCGGGGACGTAGCTATTCTCGTTAAGCAGGATATGGTTCTTAACCGGATCGTAAGAACCTTGGATGTTAGTATTACGTCTATCGAGGATATTGGCGCGACGGATCGTTTCGTCGTCCACCACCATAACCTTCATGTCACCAATCAGGGACAGGATGCGGCGCTCGATGAAGTCTAGTAGTGCGTTCTTCGTGCCGCCACGGTTCTCCTTAAACGCCTCACGCACAGACATCTCACGAACCGGATAGATCGGCTCGTTATAGATCTCGTTCAGAAGACGGCGGAACTCGCGCGTCTGCATACGGGAGATTGGGAACTCAGCGTTAGCCCGCACTGCCGAGAGGAACTCGCCTTTCTCGGAGCGCATGATCCAGTTTTTGAACTTCTCGTCCGTCATCGCGTTGAGGCGGTCGGCCAGCTTAGCACGATCCACACGGTTTGACTGAAGCTCAGCAACAATGATGTCGAACAGACTGACAGGCTCGCCCTTCAGCAAGCCGTGTGCACGAAGCATCTCTTCGCGTTCGGCCTTGGCTTTCTGAGCGCGGACGACCGCCTCTTCCGCTTCCTTGATGGCACGGGCAAGGTTCTCGGCTTCCCAGCGGGCCTTCTCTTCAGCGGACAGACTACGACCCTGCTCGGCCTTCTGACCCTCAACAGTGATCTCTTTGCCGTCCTTAGTCTTAACGACGCGGCTTTCGTTTGCAGTGCCGAGACCGCGCGCACCATAGACGCGCGTATTGGCAGATGCTGTGGATGCCGTGTTCTCTGGGCCAGTGTCAACCGCGCGACGAGTTAGTGTTTCGCTAATATCCGAAACACCATAGTCGCCCTTAGCGTCACCTGCGGCGTTGATCTTATTCTGGATAGCGATATCCGCAACGACGTCACTCTGCGAGGACGGCGCGCGTTCCTCATTAAGTTGGACGTAATTTTGTTGGTCGTTGACGTCGGACTGACCGCGAGAAAAATCGCTCTTGCGCTGGTCAAGGGCTATCTGCGCCAGCTCTCTGAGCTTCTCAGGCGGCAGGGCCTGAAGTTCGGCACGCTCTCTATCGGTGGCCTTCTTCAGCGCCGCGTCGATAACGCGCTTGACGGTATCTTCGGAGTAAGTGCGCTTCGGCTTGTAAGTTGCGTCGGGTTCGGGCTCGGGAGCCTCAGCAGCTTTCGCTGCTTCTTCCTGCGCCACCTTACGGCGTTCGATAACTTCTAAATTCGCCTGATGCTCTTGCTGCCACGCTTCATCAATAGTCTTGCTGCGTTGGATATTTTTAGGGGTACGACCTTTTTCTGGTTTACCCTGAGTAGCTTTATCAGCATCTTTATAATACTGCGGTGCAGCATCACCTTGCGCTTTTACAGCGGCCTTAGCACGGGTGACAAAGCGCTTGCGAGCGTTCACATCAGATGTATTAGGCGCGACACCGAAGTCACGGTTGTCACCTTCAGCGGTTACCCGGTAACCACGCTCAGCATCTTCACTAGCCTTTTTAAGAGCAGCCTCTTGCTCTGCTGAACGAAGGATGCGCCCCTGCGGCTTCTTTTGCTCAGGGGTTACTTCAGTAGTAACTGGAGGCGTTTCAGGCTTTGGTTGTTCTGGAGCTGCCTCTTTGCGAGCACGTCTCTTGAGCATAACAACAACTGGGCCAGTCTTTGGACCGGCACCGGCAGGTGCTGTTGGTGCTTCTACCTTTGGGACATAAGCGCCCTGTTTAACTAGCGACGCAAAAGAAACTGCTCCTTGGTCGGCCTTACCACCACGAACACCGCCATATGGCATGGTGTCTTGTAGAATAATTATGCTTCCGTTCTTGCCCTTAGTGACAGTAAACTCGGTGCCAGTGTCTTTATCGACGTAAGTACCTTCGACTAGATTGTTTCCGTCAGCTTCAGC